CCGTTTGATGGGGGTGGACAATGAGCAAGCAGCCCGGCGGGGGGCTGCTTATTGGTGGGGGATGGAAGGGGTTACTCTTCTTCATCCTCCTGGATTTCATCGAGGTGTTCGATGATGTCGTCGATGTTGAGGTCGCTGCTGAGGAAGCCGTGGCCGCGGCCGGCGTGGACTTTGAGTTGGTCGACCAGGTAGGCTTCGGCGTTGCGGTCGCCGGTTTCTCGGACGTAGATTTCGAGGAGGCGAATGGCCTCGTAGAGTTTCTCTTGCGCTTCCTCGAGGGTGTCGCGCAGGTCGTCGATGTCGTGGGTTTTCAGGTTCATGATTTCTCCTTGTGTTGTCAGTTGACCTCGTTGTCGATGAGGGTGAAGAATTCTCTGTGGCCGCATTTGCGGATGCCGGCGTCGAGCAGGTCGGTGTATGCATCTTTGGCGGCTTCGGTCTTGAAGTTGAATTGGCCGTCGTCCATCTCGTCGGCATGGTCGGCGATGAGTTCGGCGATCAGGCGGACGAGTGTCTGGGGGCGCAGGTGGTCGAGCAGGTTGGTCATGGTTGGTTACTCCTTGTTGCTTGTAAATTCGGCGGCTTGCTCCAGCATCTCTTCGATGTGTGCGAGGTCGCCGATGTATGCCCAGTTGCGGCGGCCGTCTTTGTCGAAGTTGCGGCTGTGGATGGCGAGGTCTCCGGTGAGCTGGTCGATCAGGGCCAGTATTTTGTCCTGGCGTTCGTCGTATTGTTGGGCTGCTGTTTGTTCGGGTGTCATTTTTACTCTCCAAAATCTGTTTACTGATGGACATGATACTCGGCGGGGCGACAAAGCCAAGGCTCAGTTCGATGTCGGTTCAATGTCTTTTGGATGTCTTTTGATGCGTTATGGATGATTTTGAGCGGCGGGTTCAGGCGGAGATTGGGCGGATGGAGGGGCCGGAGTTTCCGCGTGGCCGTCGGGCGGAGCGGCAACGGATGGAGACGATCCGGGCGCTGGCGGCGGCGGCGGCGGCGGGTGAGCCGTGGACGGGGCCGAATGGGGTGCTGGGGCCGAATCGGCCGTCGATGGTGGTTAGTGAGACGAATTTCTATAGCAAGAAACACTGGTGGCTGCATCCGCTGACGCGGGATGTGCTGGAGAATGTGATCCGGCTGTATGGGGAGCGGGACGCGGCCGAGCGGGCGCGGGCGCGGCTGGCGAAGAAGGCGTGGCTGGAGAACAAAGAGTTTGAGGCGGCGGAGACGCAGTTTGCCAAGGCGAATGATTTGTTGGCGCTGCCGCACATCAAGAAGACCAGCAAGATCGGTGGTGAGGGGGGTGACACGACGATCTATCTCGACCCGGCGAATGCGGCCGTCTTCAGCGCGGCCGTGCGGCTAAACATGAGCGCCAGCGATCTGGCGCGGCGGTCGTTGGGGTTGCCGACGGATGTGAAGCGCAGCGAGCTTACCGGGGCTGATGGTGGTCCCATCGCGACGCGAGACGGACTGGATGAGGTTAACGATGAGGAGTTACACCGGCGAATCGGAACGTTGGCCCGAGGCGCCCTTGCGGTCCTCGGCGGTGGCCCAATGGCAGACGTTGAGGCGGGGTCTGAGGCTGACGATACAGAGGGCGAGGAGTAGAGGCATCGTGACGCCCGAGGTGGTGGCGGCGTTCGCCATGCTCCACATGCAGACCGACGACGGCCTGCCTATCACGCCTGCCGCTCACCATTGGTTGTGGTTGCAGCTGATGTGCGATCCCTACATCAAGCGACTGTTGATCATCGGCACGCCGGAAAGCGCCAAGACGACGTGGATGATGGCCTACGCCGCGTGCCTCATCGGATTCCATCCGGAGTGGCCGGGCATCATCGCCGCGTCGAGCGGCCCGGTGGCCGAGAAGCGCAGCCTCGCTCTTCGGAACCTCGTCAGTTCGGCCGAGTTCGCAGAGACCTTTCCGACGGTCAAGCCGGCGGCGGGGATGAAGTGGGTGGCCGATGAGTGGAGCGTAGCCGAAGAAGGTCGGCCGCATCCCGGCCGCCTCCATCCAACGGTGTCATCCTATGGCACGGGCGGCAGTATTACCGGCTCGCGCGCTCGCTGGCTGATCGCCGACGACATCCTCGATAACGAGAATACGAGAACCCAACACCAGCGCACATTGGTGGATGATTGGCTTCACAAGTCACTGTTGTCGCGGCCGATGGGCAAGGTGGGGATCGTGCGGATGATCGGGAACGCCTGGCATCATGACGACAGCCACGCCCGGCTGCGGCGCAGCGAGGGCTGGGTGACGTGCCATATTCCCCTGCTGAGCGAGTCCAAAGAGGTTCGGGCGATCATCACCTACCCAGACGATTACGAAGGCCGGCCGCTCGGCCGGTCGGCGGGGGTGACTGTATGAAAACCTACGAGATGGTCGTCCACCGCAACGGGCCGGCGCTGTGGCCGGAGTATCGGCCGCTGGCTGAGGTGCTGAAGCTCCGAGCGACGACGCCGGAGCTAATCTGGGAGGGCACCTACCAGGGCAACCCGACGCCGGCCGGGGGCTACACCTATCGCCGCGAGTGGTGGAGCGACGAGAGTCGCTTCGGCCAGAACCGCTACACGCCCGGCGAGTATTTGGGCGAGGTCGTCGGCCGCTTCCAAAGCTGGGACACGGCCGAGGGCGACGGCGACAACAACGCCTACGCCGCCTGCGTCACCGGCGAGATTCTGGCCGATTACCGGCTGGTCGTGCGCCACGTCTACCGCGCGCGGCTGACGTTCGACGTGCTGCCGGCGACGATTGAGAGCATGGCGCGGCAGTGGAATGGTGATGGGCGGCTGCACTCCATCGTCATCGAGGACAAGTCCAGCGGCAAGGCGGCTAACCAGACGTTGAAGGCGACTTCAGAGGTGTGGTTGCGCGGCCTTATCTCGCCCTACCAGCCGGTCGGCTCGAAGGTGCATCGGGCGTCGCAGGCGGCCGTGTGGTACCGGAACGGTATGGTGCTGCTGCCGCATCCGGGCGCGGGCGCGGCGTGGCTGATGGATTTTGAAGATGAGTTGTTTTCGTTCCCCCAATCGGCATTTGCCGACCAGGTGGACGCGTTGTCGCAACTGATTCAATACACGGAACACTATCTGGCCGAAGGGTGGTCGGCGAGGAGAGGAAGGTGATGCTATGAGCGAGGAGTGGGCACTGACAGGGTTGAGCCGGCGCTTCTGGGGCGCGGTCGGCGGTCGAATCATGGCGAGCGGCGCGCTGGACGAGGTTCTGGCGCGGCCGGGCTTGCCGAGGAAGTCGGCCGAGCGGCTGCGCGAGTACGAACTACGCTGGCTGTATTACGAGAACCATAACCTGTATCGCAAGCTGTGCGATGAGGGGCTATGTTCCACGGCCGTGCCGACGGAGTGGAATCCCGTGCCGGCGGTCGTCGCGTTCTACGTGGCAAACGTGCTGACCGGCGACCTGTCGATCAGTCCGGTTAACGACGCGGCCGACGGCGGCCGGTTGGCGGCTGCTGTTGAGCAAGTATGGGAATGGTCCAACTTCCAGGCCATGCGCGGCAAGCTGGTCGAGACGGCGGCGGTGATGGGTGATGCCTTCATCAAGGTGGCCACGAAGCGCCGGGGTGACGAGCCTGCGCGAGCCGTCTACATGCAGGAGATCGCCCCGCCGCTGGTGACGTGGTGGGAGGCCGACGAGCGCGACTTCCTGACGGCGATCCGCATCGATGTCCCACGGACGACGAGCGTCTACTCCGGCGAGGAGCGGCGGCACACGCTGGTCGAGGTATGGCGCAAGGATTGGGGGGATGGCGTGGGAGGCGTGGCCTTCTACGAAACTCCCGCCGGGCGGCAGGTGGAGGACGAGCGGCTCGGCGAGGCGGTCGAGTTCCAGTCGTTTGACGATCTGGGCCATGATTTCATACCCATTGTCTGGGCGCGGGTGGATAGTCATTGGCGGCGACAGGCGGACGGCATCGACCTGTACAATCAGCGTGCCTGGAATGCCTGGCGGCTGAACCGGCCGCTATGGATGGTTCGCAGCAACACAGTGGGGCCGGACAATCGGCCGCTGCCCGCGCCGAAGATCGACAAGGCCGATCTGGCGGCCGAGTACAAGGAGGCTGGAGACGGGGCGGTTGCGCTGCTCTACCTGCCGGGCTTGTCGAAGCTGGAGGCCGCGCCGCCGCCGAGCGACCTGCGGGCGCTGCATGATCAACTGGCTATCCTGAAGAAAGGGATTGTTGACTCGCTGCCGGAATATCGCGTGGCGACGCTGGAAGCCTCGACACAATTGGCGACCGAGACGCTGCAACTGCTTCTGGGTCAGGCGGGGCAGAGGGTGCTCGATATGCGGGCCGAGTTGGAACGGGCGCTGGCGCGGGCGCAGATGATGGCGCTCTCTATCGCCCGGCTTATCGAGGTCGTGCCGGCGGTGTTTGCGCGCGAACAGATCGGCGATTACGAGAGCGGCTTGACCAACCATGTGTTCAATACGCGCGGCGTGTTTGAGAAGACGGCCGCGGCGAAGGCGCAGGAGTTCGCCACGCTCGCGCCCTACAGCACGGCCGAAGGCGCGGCTACCGTCGCCGGCTATACGCCGCGAGAAGTCGATGCGTTGGTCAACCTGTCGATTGCCGCTTTCCCGGAAGAGGCGCGTGACGCCACGACGGAGGCCCGACGTGGCACGACGGAGGCCCGACGTGTGGAGCGTTGATGAGCAGGCCGGCTTTGCCCGTGTCGACGAGAACGACCGGATCGCAGCCGCGGCCGTCGCGCGGCGCTACCTGAGCGGGCCGGCCAAGGGGATTCTGGAACCGGATAGCGGCTGGGAGTGGGCGGCCGCGGCCGGGTTGGGCGCGTGGCTCTACCGGCGGCGACGGGTCGCCCCGGCCGTGGTGACGGGGTATCTCGGCCGCGTCATGGTCGGGCTGGAGCAAGAGGCCCGCGCCACGTCCACCGAGCCGCGCATTCCGGCCGACGAGTGGGCGCTGCGCATGGCCGGTATCAGCGCGACGTCGGCGATCATTGCCGGGGCGTTGGCGGCCGGCGGTTGGGCGCGGCTGGATGTGGTGCGGCCGGAAGTGGAAGAGCATCTCGCCTCGGAGATTCGCTATCTGGACAAGTTCGCCGACGACGTGGCCACCGGGAAGGTAATGCGCGACGGCCGCTTCTTCCGGCGGGCGATGCTCTACGGCGCGGCGGGCTGGGCGTTCTACGTGGCGCTGCGCGGCCGCGAGGCCCGGCGGCGTGGTTATGAGGAGGAGCGCAACATCCTTGATCCGGGGGCCGAGCATTGTGGCGAGTGTGTGGGCGAGACAAGCCGGGGCTGGGTTCCAGTTGGGGATCTGATCCCCGTTGGCAGTCGCCAGTGTCGTAGTGGCTGCCGATGCCGGATTGAATACCGGAATGCGGCCGGTGAGGTTGTGGAGTGACTTATGAACGAGCAAAAAGATGCGAGCGTGGCGAAGCGGATTGTATGCCCGGATTGCGGGAAGATGTTTGTGCCGGCCGACTTCACCACGCGGCCGATTGACGGCTACCCGACGGTCAAGAATATCGGCCTGGGCTGCCCCCACTGCGGCTGGTTCGGCCACATGTTCGTCGAGGACATGCGGCTGCGTCGTCGCCGCGCAACCGTGGCGCAACACCGAAAGGCTTACGAGCACAAGCCGTCGCGGGGCAAGATGGGGCAGGTGGAGAAGGCGACTCAAGAACTCGGCCGCGTCTTCGATGAGGTGCAGGCGAAGTGGCGGCCGATCCTGGGGCTGGTGTCGTTTAATGAGGTCGCGGCCGATGCGACAGGCGAGACGGCCGCAGAGGTGGGCGATGGCCTATGAGCGATACAAATCCGCCTCCTTCGGCCACCCGCTTTGCGCGGGGCCACGACGCGACGACGCTGCCGCAGCGGGCGGTCAATCTGGCGCGCCGGATGCTGGAACTGGAACGGCAGTGTGGCGGTCGCGGCCGAGTCGAGTGTCAGGTCGTCATGATCGACGGCCAATGGTTGTTAATGATTTCCAAGCCGGGGCAAGTAGAGTGGTTGGGAGAATAGTGCTTGCACTGGAACATTAGAGCGATTATACTGTAGCTAATTGAATACGCGGCCGGCACATCAGTCGGTCCGGCGACCGACACGCAAGACACTGGCCGCCTGAACCCGTTAAGGGTTCAGGCGGCTTTTTGCGTTTCTCCTTCCCTCACCCGGACGCGGGGTTAAACACGGCACACGGAGATAGATATGACAACTGAAGATTTGACGAATGACGGCGCCCAGGGAGGCGCACCCGACCCGCAGAACCCGGCCCCGGCCCCCGACCCGAAAGGCGAGGGAGACGGCTCCCCGGCCACGCCGCCGCCGCAGCCGACTCTCACACAAGCGGCGGTCGACAAGATCGTGGCCGACCGATTGAAGCGGGCGCAGGAGAAATGGAAGGCCGATCAGGACGCGCAGGCCAAGGCCGACGCGGACGCGGCCGAGGCCGAGCGCCAGAAGGCACAGGGCGAGTGGGAGGCGTTGGCGCGCAAACACGAGGCCCAGGCGTCCGAGCTGCAAGCCAGAGTCATGCAGATGGAGCGTGACCAGCAGCGCCGGGATGCGGCCCAGGAAGCCGGCATCCCGCAGTTATGGGATCGGCTCAAGGGTGAGACGCCCGAGCAGATGGCCGAGGACGCCAAGGCCCTGGCGGAGATGTTGCCGCCGCCCGCGCCGGCCGAGAACGGCCAGCCGCGATCCGGCACCAAGCCCACCCCGGCTCCGCAGGGGAATCGAGAGTTAACGCCGGAGGAGCGCCGGCAGAGAGCGGCGCGCATCTGGTAAGGAGATAACGATGGCAGATTTGACGATTACGGAGATTGCAAAGGTGAGTACCGTGCAGCAGTTCTCCGGCCCGGCGGCCGAGGCGATTGCCAAGGGCGACCGCTGCCGGTTTGACACGACCACGGGGCGCATCGCCAAGGGGAACGGCTCCAGCGCGGCCGAGGCCAAGCGAGGGGGCATCGCCCTCAGCACGGCGTCGGCCGGCGAGGCGCTGACGATCCTCAACCAGGGCATCGCGGATGTGGGCGAGGCACTGGCCGCGCTCGATTTCGGGGCGCTGGTTTATGTCAGCAACACGGACGGCAAGTTCGGTGATGCGGCCGGGACCGTTTCGGTCATTGCCGGTCAGGTCGTTCCGGGCTTCGGTAACACGACGCCCGACAAGCTGCTCTGGCTGTTTGGGGATTAGGTGAGGTAACGAGATGCCAAATCAAACTGCTTACGGTTTTATCGGTCTGGAGCACCTCGCCGGTCAGCGGGTGGCGAGCGGCAACGTTCGCACGGTCAACACGGCCATCAGCCTGACGCTGGAAGAGTACAACCGGCAAGTCGACGAGGCTCTGCGAGAGCTGGCCCAGCGCACCATCGACCACAAGCTGCGCTACAAACTTCCCGGAGGCGGAACGCTGCAGGCGGTGGACGAATGGGGCAACCCGCTGCCGGTCAAGACCGAGGGTTATCACGATGTCGCTTTCCCCATCCAGCGCGGGGCGACCGCGTGGGGCGACAACATCGAAACTCGCGCGTTGATGACCGTCGACGATGTCAATACGGAGATTCTCTCCGCGATGCAGCGTGACGCCGACTGGATGCGCCGCCACATTCTGGCCGCCCTGTTTAACAACACCGCGTGGACGTACAAGGACCCCGACTACGGCGACCTGTCGATCCAGCCGCTCGCCAACGGCGACGGGGTGACCTACCTGAAGCGGTCGGGCACGAACGGCACGGACACCCACTACTATGCCCAGGCGGCCGCCATCGCCGACGCCAACAACCCGTTCGAGACGTGGTTCGACGAGTTGAACGAGCACCCGGAGAACGGCGGCCCCTACGTGGCCTATATCCCGACGAATCTGAAATCGGCTGTGATGGGGTTGGCCGACTTTGTGGAGGCTCCGGATCGCAACCTGCAGCGGGGCGCGAACGCGGATCAGCTTGCCACCACCGTGCCGGCCGGATTCGGCGACGCGGTACTGGGCTACGTCGGCGGCATCTACGTCGCTGAGTGGTCGATCCTGCCGTCGAACTACGGCCTCGTCGTCGCGCGTGGGGCGCGAACCCCGGTGCTGATGATGCGCGAGCAACCCGCGGTCGAATTACAGGGATTCTTCCGCTACAACCACAGCCCGGACGGCAACCTGAACCAGTACAACTTCCGCCGCATCGCCGGTTTCGGCGCGTACAACCGCGTTGGCGCTCTGGCGTTTCGCATCGGTGATGCGTCCTACGCGGTGCCGACCGGCTACACCGCGCCGCTGGCGTAGGAGGCTTACATGAAGCTCAGCATCCTGGCCGCTCGACGGCAGATGGCCGTCGAGCAGATCAAGACCGAGACGCAGCGGCTGGGTGGTTCGTTGACCATTCCCGGCGGTCGCGGCGACGTGGATCACCAGCAGTTGGTGCTGCTGGAGGCTATCGCCGAGGCCCTGGCCGCTATCGGCGTGCCGGAGGGTTCGTCAGAGCCTGCCGAGGCCGTCGAGGCGGGGATCTCGGTCGAGGACAAGCCCGCGCCCAGGAAGCGCGGCAAGCCTTGATGTACCGGTAGTCGCAGTGGGTTCTCCTCCTTCCAAACGGGCGCGAGCGGTCGCGGTTGGCGTCAACCGATGCAGGGCCGCCGCGCCCTGTTGGGGGAGGTTGTGAGGTAGACCGTGGCAGAACGCGATGGCATGACCGACCTGATCGGCTTCGTGGCTCGGCTGGCCGGTGACCCGGCGCACGAGATCCACGGCCGCGAGGACGTGCAGGACGCGCTCGATGCTTACCGCCGGGAGTGGCGCTATGTGCCGCTCGTCGGCGTGCCCACCCGGTCGCCCGGCGGCGTGGCGTATCTGGCCTACGACGCCGCCGCGCTCCACTGGGAAGCCGGCGCAACGTTCCATGACGCGGCGCAGGCCGCGATCTTGCCGGCGACGAGCGACTGGGCGGCCGGCCGTTGGACATTCGCCACGGAGCCGACCGCGCCGGTGGTTATCCTCGGCTACAACCACGACCCCTACCAGGCCGCGGCCGACCTGCTGGAAATTCGCGCGGCGCAGACGGCCGAGGAGTACGACTTCACGACCGGCCCCGATTCCTACAAGCGCAGCCAGAAGCACAAGCAACTGCTCGCGCTGGCTGAGCGTTACCGCGCCATGTCGCCGCGATTAAAGGCCGAGGCGAAGGCGGCGGCGGATTGGTCTATGCCGGAGATAGAGGTCGATGTTCTCACCTACTGAGTTGGCGGCCATGACCGCGACGGTTGCGGAAACAATCGGGCCGGGTAGCGGACTGGGCGCGTCAATCGTGCTCTATCGCGGCGCGGCCGTTCTGCCGGCGCAGTCTGTGCGGCTTGTGCGGCCGTCAATATCGCGCGAGGTTGTCATGGACGGCACGGCGGGGGCGCAGGCCGATTTGCAGATCGTCGGGCTGCCCTCGCTGGACATTCAGGCGCGCGATCGGTTTACGATTGTCGGCACGACCTTTGAGGTTGAGCGGGTTGACCCGATGCGACAGATCAAGGTCGTGGCTCATGCGAGGTTGATCCAATGAGTTTCCGCGCGCGCGTCGTCTGGAATCGCGACCCGGCCGATCTGGGGCGGGCGGTCAACGAATATGGCCAGAAGTTGGTCTTTTCGGCGCTGGTCGATTACCTGAACAAGAACGCGGCCGAGATTCTGGAACGCATGAAACGCGAGGCCCCGTGGACTGACCAGACGGGCGAGGCGCGAAGGCAGCTTGTCTCGCAGGTCGTGGTTGACGGCGCGCAGGTATCGCTCTATCTCGCCCACGGCGTGGAGTACGGCAAACATCTGGAACTGCGCTGGGGCGGCCGCTATGCAATCATCGGGCCGACCATTGCGCGGGTAGGTCCTGAAGTCATGGCCGGGATACGCACCAAAATGGGCGGCGGCGGTAAATCAGGGGATTGGAAATCATGGTAGACGTGAAGGCGACTATCACCGAGTTGATGCAGCTCGACCCTGAGCTGTCGGCGCTGCTTCCGGGCGGCGTCTATGCCGTGGCCGAGATCAACCGGACGATGGCCGCGCCGCATCCGTTCGACGCCGTGGGGCGCGTGCGGCCGTGCGCGCTGGTGCGCAATGAGGTATCGACGGCCGTGGGGCCGCGGGCGCGATTTGACCGCCATTTCGTGATTGTCTTCTTCTACGACCATGCGGGATTGACGGAGATCACGGCCGCGCTGAATCGGACGGTGGCACTGCTCCACGAGCACCGCATCGGCGTCGGCGCGTATCAGATACGCCACGTCGATAATGTTTACGACCAATATGATGACGCTATTTTGGCGAATATGCACCGCAGCCGCTACGAGGTGGCAATCCGGCGCAAATGAGAGAGGTAACACATGGCTAGAACAGCGAAGGCGGCAACGTCCATACCGGACGCCGGATACAACCTGACCGACAGCGCCGATTTTGCGACGCTGGGCGTCGGGGCCAACAACGGCGTGACGGTGGGCTATAACCCGGCGGCGCGGCTCGTGCTGAAGAACACGACGGGCGGCGCGGCCACGTTCACTATCAAAATCCCCACGCCGCCGCAGTTCGCGGCGATCGGCGTCACGTTGAGCGACATGACCCGAACCGTGGCCGCGGGCAAGACGTGGGTGCTGAAACCCCATGCCGTGATGCGACAGGCCGACGGCGATATTTATATCGACTGCGACGTGGCCGGGTCGATTCTGGTGCAAGTATGACAACGGTAGCGATCCATTGGAAGGGCGCGCCGACGTTCCGGCGCATCGTTGAGGGCGTCGAATGGGGGCCGGACAACGGCCACACCGCCGACGCGCCGCTGGAATTGGCGGCCGACCTGTTGACCGGCCGCGAGTTTGAGATGTGGGAGTTGGCGGGCAAACCAAAGCCGGCTGTATTGAAGGAGTTGGCCGAGTTGATGGGACTCGCGCCGGCCGAGTTGATTGTAGTAGACGAGGTGAAAAATGGCTGAATCAGTAAATCCGAGCTACGGCCATGCCGTGCTGAGCATCAATAAAATCCGCGTGGCGAAACTCGACGGTTCCGCCTACGCCGACCTTGACCCCGGTCAGGAGTTCATGATCAAGTTCGTCGCCCGCGCCGGAAAGCTCTACGGCAACGACAGCCTGTATGCCGTGGCCAATCGTATCGTGGAGGCGGCCGGGCAAGCGAAAGTCGGCAGCATGTCCACGGCGGCGCTGGGAATCATCATGGGGCTAACCCCGTCCGAAACCGGCGTGACTCCGAACCGGATCACGACTATCGAGGTGCCGGTGCAACACCGAACGCCGTATTTCAAAATTTACGGCATGGCCTATGACGACACGGCCACCGGCGCGATGCAGGTGATCGTCAACAAGTGCAAGGTGACGAGCGACGTCGAGTTCGTCATGGCCGACGGGCCGGACACTTGGGTGACGCCGACCTACGAGTTCGCCGTGGTCAGAGACAGTAACAGTAAGCTGTTCACCATCAAGCAGATGGAAACGGCGGCCGACTTGCCGACCAGCTAAGGACAGATAACGCATGAGCCGTATTGATGAGTACCGGAAAAAAATAAGCGCCGTAGAGGAAATCGAATTGCCGGTGATGGGATCGGCGGTGGTCAGGGTACACGTAACGGTATTGGGCCTGGCCGCCGCCGGTCAAATCCCTACAACGCTGCTGGCGGAAATGGCGGAGATGAGCCAGGGCGGAAAGGGGGTAGGTGCCGAGATGTTGCCGAAGATTTTACCGGCACTCGACGCGCTGGTGCTGGCTGCGTTCGTTGACCCGCCGGTGACGCGCGACGGCGGGGATGATTCATTGAGCCTCGCCGAAGTGAGGGTTGACGACAAGATCGCTCTGTTTGCGCGGCTCAACGGAGCGGCCGACAGACTGCGTCCCTTTCGCGGCGAAACGGGACAACCTGATTGAACTCCACGTCCTGGCGGCGGCGTATCACGAGCGGCCGTGCCGGATGCTGGGGATTGACCCCGACGACCCGTACTGGAACTGGGCGGCGTATCAACTGGACGCCGCCGCCTATGTTGCGGGGCAGCAGGCGATCAATGAGCAGAACAAGCCACCGCCGGCCGACGACTGGAGCCGGTTGCCGCGCATGTCGGCCAGAGAACTGATGGCATTGAGATAACGCATGAGTATTGATCTCGGCAGCGCCTTTGGATCGATCATCATAGACGCCGGCGAGGCGTTGAAAACGACCGAAAAGCTGGGCGGCGTTCTCGGTGGTCTCGGCGGCCCGATGGCGGCGATGGGCACGGTGGTCGTGGCGGCCGG